ACTGACCAGAAGGTACATACCACGATCGTCCAGTGTTGTTCAGCACCACGTAGCAGGTGTTCTCCACCGCCTTCGCCTCGTAGGAGTTGCCTGGCGCGATGAAGCCCGCTATGCGGTAGCCGGATGTGGCGCGGTCGGCAGCACCGCTCTCCAAGTCTTCGACATGATCAAGCAGGCCATCAAGGATATCTGCTTCACGAGAAGGAGAAATGGCTGAAGGCTCTATCTCTTGCGAGAAGCTTTGTATCTTCTGTTTTAACTGAGTAATTGTATCCATTGTGAAAGTTTTTATTCAAAAATAAGAGGAAAAGGAATGAGATAAAAAGACATCAGAGCGAGGCTCTGAAGGTCTTTCTGTCAAGAGCGTTGCTCAATAAGCCGATGAATTCTTGACCCAGGCTCTCAGCCATGAACTCCTTCAAGTTCATGACTGAAGCGTAATACTTCAGGCTGAACCACTTCCTTCGTTGTCGCACCTTATCACGGCCTATGTCGCCAGGATTGCCTTTCGGCACTTCCTTACCTGTGCCATAGTCCTGATAGATGCCATATTCGAGGAAGGCTTGCGAAAGGGTTACCTCACTGAATTTGCCATCGTGATCTGCCGAAATACCGATGGGCGACCGAAGCAGCATCCCGGTATCGATCACATTCAAACGAGAAATATTCTCTTGCCAAATGCGAACCATAGTCGCATTGAAAGAGCTGATATATCGCTCCCTGGCACGAAGTGCGTCATCTTGATTAGTCGCCATAAGCAGCAGCAATATCACCGGTCCACTCGGCAGCGTTGAAGGTAAGATTGATATACTTATTGAAGTATATCTGAAAATATGCACAGGCGCAACCACTGAAGAAATATTGGTCAATCTCATTGAACTGAATGCGGCCGTCAAGGTAAATGCCGTCTTGCTCCAGCAAGGTCTTCTCTCGGATGAGCACACTCATGAATTGCCGGAACAATTCACGAAGGTCATCCATGGCAACAAGCCTGCTATCCATACTGTCGAGCTTGTGGCGCATACCAAGGAAAACGGTTTTGACAGTCCTGTTGTGTGGGGTGTTCTCAATATCTGTATAGCCGTTGCCTATGTCGCTAATACAGACAAAAGCCTGAGTGCTAAGCATACGCCCAAGGGCTTCTTCAAAGCCATTCAAGCCTGACACCTTGCAGAACTTGAATCGATGATCCTGGGCGAACTTATTGCACTCAGTCAAATGGGAGAAAAAATCGGTTGCATTCCAGTTCATGATTTCATCTTTTGAAGTTCTTCATACTCTTTGGCTAAAGCGTTCAACTCAGTCAGGGCGCGAAGTGTGTCAGTGTCAAGAACAGCGGCTTCACGAGTGACATCGCCCTTTGTCAGCGCACGGATCTGGGAGTCCATGCTGTCCTGCAGCCGTTGAGCTACAGTCTTCTGCTCAAGGCAGCAGCTCTCATCAAAGGGCTGGAAAAAGTGAGAAAAGCGAATTGAGAAATATCGCTTCAAACTGGAGAACCAGTAGAAAACAGATATCAACACATAGTCTTCACAGGTGAAGTCATCATTCTGATACATCAGTTTAGCCATCTGAAGGAGAAGTTGGTTATCCTCTGTGGCGAGGTAGCCTTGATAAAAATTTTCAAGGGAGAGCCAGATTTTGAAAGGCACGCCACTAAAGTCAGCGGGATAAGCAAAATCCTTACCTACCCTTTCAAGACGAATGGGCACAGCGGGAATGTCAAGCAGGAAATCAAGTGTCTTGGCGGCGCATGTCACATCGACGGTATTCAACATGAACTTCTTCTTGCCATGGGAGCAGAAGAAGATCATGTCGTCTATACGGGTGATGACCCTAATGCCACTGAAAATCATAAAGCAATGCACTTTCGCTTCCTCCAAAGGGAAATGCTGGGAAAGGATGCGGTAGAAAGTGGTCAGTTGTTTCTGAGTCATCATCTGCCAACTCTGGGGGAGTTTGATATGGATGATGTCAGAACCAGTAGCCGGAGCTGTCTTTCTTGTTTGCATAGTGAGGGAGTTCGAAGAGTTCATGAATTGGGGAGGAATGCCAGAGAGGGAAAATCTCCGGGTTGTTACGGATAATATTCACAGCATCTTGTAAGAGACGGACATTAGGACATCCGCAAAGCGTCCGCACAATGGATGTGCGGATCTTGTCAATCACTTGCAAATAGATGCTGTGATGAGTCTCGCCGAGAGCATCACGAACGCCAGCGCACCACAAGCGGAAACAAGCAAGCTGCTCGGAACCGAGAAAATTGGCTTCAATCTCATTCTCTATCTCTTCTATGCGAGGGCGCAAGTCGAGATAGGTCGAATAGAGAGGGGTCTTCAATCCGCAGTTCTCGACAACTGAGAGGCAAGGAAAGAGTGTGGCACTCCAATAGCGGAAAGGTTCAGAATCTCGCCATTGGGGAAGCGGAGCGAGCAAGAGGAGAAGCTGATTGGCGAACTTGTCTCGTTCGCATTCCAAAGAGGAAAGCAGTCGCTCTACCCTCTCCTTGCTCGCCGGGGCGACATTCTGATTGCTGACAACACCAAATCCATTCGGAGTGAGGAAAAGGTCAAGGCGAGGAGCTGCATGCAAGAGGGCGTGGTAAGAGATCACACCTCCGAGGAGATGCTTGACGAAAGGCCAGGAATCCAAGCCATCAAAGGTAGCGTAGATGGCGGATCCTGTGAAAGTGTCCTGGACCCATTGCTCAGATGCGCAAAGCTCAGGGGTGATTTTATCGAATAGGTCTCGCTCGCCTTCGGCGGTGTCGAGAACATTCGAGAAAAACATCAGGAGGGTGCTGTTGTCTTTAATAATCATATTGATACCTGTTTAGCGTCGGTGTGTTCATCAAGAGTGGTGAGCTGGATGAAGGGCACTACTGGCTCATAGCCTTTCCAGCCGTTAAAGGCGATGATCAGTTGATGCACAGAAAGGAGAATGTCATGATAGGGCTTCTGGAGGCTCTGGGCGATGGTGTAGAGTTCGCGCTTGTCGGATCCGGAGTTATTAGTCTGGGCTTTGCCTGGTACGGAACCGACAAGGTTGGTGTGGACTCGCATCGTGAAACATATCATGTTCACAGCTTCCACGAGGTCGCTCTGCCAGTCGCCACCTTCTTTGTCGGTGGCAATCTTGTTGATCTTCACTTCGCTCTGCTGTTCACCGTCAGGATTGACATAGAAAGTGGAGAACCAGACCTTGCCGCTGTTCTCAAGGCCGGTCAGAAAGTCAATGATCTTGCCTTTCTCTTCTACCACTTTCTCTTCCTGTTTCTTACGGTCTGTGATATGTTCACGCCTGAAGATGCTCTCCCAATACTTGCTGGAGATCTCTATGTGGTACTTGATAGGCGAAGAGTTCTTCAGGCTGCTTTCCTTGGCAAGGCCTATCAATTGCTTGATGTTATACCAGTGGCCACGGAAAAGCGAGCCGTAATGAGGGATGGGATAGTAGGTGCTGTCAACAGTCGGGATGGAACTGATGACAGCGAATTTCCTGCAACTGGTGCGGATCTTCTTCTTGCCATCGGATCCGGCTCGCTTACCCATGCGGATGGAGAGGTCAAGGAGGGGGTTGTCTATGTCGAGCAAGAGAATCCGCTCGCAGTCATCAGCGGAAGAGATGGACTTTCGCCAGTTGGCATAAAGGATATAAGGGGAATGGCCAGAGGAATCGGCTGGAGCCTTGCGGATATACATGGCTTCCTTGCGGCGGATGGATACTATCTTGTCACCGGCATGATTGAGAAGAAGGACGGTTACACAAAATCCGAAGTGCTTGAAATCAATGCAGTGGCCAAGATAGAGGGAACAAAGAGGATTCATCAAGAGGAAGTCATCGGCCTCAGGGGAAGTCTCGCCTTTGGTTTCGTAGCGAAGGCCGCTGCCATAACATACTTCAGCATTGAACTGCTGGCAGGTGCTCAGGGTCTCGTCCTTCTCAATCAAGTCAAGAACACGGTAAGGAAGCTGATTGTCGGCACCCCAGGGGATATAGGATGTGTGTTCATCGATGACTGAAGGGACAGTATCTTCGTCTTCGCGGAAAACTGAGGAGCTGTCAAGGGTGAAAGCGGCTTTTGCCTGGATGGTCGGGATGGTCTCGACAGAAGAGAAGCTGAAGTCTGAATTCATTGTTTTTTTTTCAAAAATAGGAAGTCCCACAAAAACGCAAAAAGACATACGACCTTCGCAGGCGGTATGTCCAAAGAAATCTACGTGACAAAAAAAGATAAAATGATATGTTGTTAGAGAAAAATCTCGAGGTCGTTGATCATGAAAAAACACACATCACGAACCTTCCGGATCTGGCGGCTGTCCAGAAGCTTGACGTTACGTGTGCCTGTAGAGAAATCGTAGCGAAGACTAATGCAGTTGTCGTATCGCTGGATCTCACCTTTCTTAGTCCAAAGGCAAATGCTCACAGGGTCGCCTGAATTGAGCATAACACGAGCGGTGTTGAGATGAATCTTTTGGGGCATCAGTTGTAAATGGGATTATAGGGTTGGGTATGGATACGCTGACTGAAGTCTCGCTCAATTCCACGGGGGAGGGAGCGCACTGATCGATAGGAGAACTTGCCGGAAGAAAGGGCATCGTAAGCGTCGGAAAGCTCATAAGATACATCGGACAAGAGAACACGCAAGAAACTATCGTTAGGACCGAGAGAAACATGATGGGATCGAACCAGTCCGAGGAAAAGGGATGAAGTGTAAGGGTCAAGGGCTGAAGTCTGGACAGAAAAGGTCTGGTCAAGGGAAAGGTCATATTCCTCGGACTGGCCATGACAAAGGGATAGGCTACGAACTCGCTCCACTTTCTGAGTGTGAACACCCTGAAAGCTGACGGAAGTCAGAACGCCATAGTTGTTCAGATAGCAGAACTTCAATGGGCGTTCTTCCAGATCAACATAGAAAGTGGCGATTCGATTGCCGAGCAAAACGGAATAGGCAAGGACATCGGCGCAGTCAAAAAGGGCGCGGATAGCGGAGGGGGAAGCATCTATCATGCCGTCAAACCATTGGGCTGTGGCTGTCTTGACGATGGAGTCACCATCGACAAGACAATGGGCGTAAACAGTGTAATTGGCAGGAGGTTGTGAATCGTAAGAGAAGTAAAGGGGGCAATAATCGTCAGAGGCAACAGTGCGCACAGGGATATCGGTCAGGAAACTGCGCTCGATGAATCCGGAAGCGGACATATCGACATAATCCTCATTGTAGATGATTCGCTGGACGAAAAGCAGCGCATCATCTACATAACATGAAATCATCAGGTCGTGAAGCTGAACATCACGCATGTATTCCTCAAGCAATTCACTGAGGTCATAAAGCGTCACTACACAGCCCATGGAGGAGAGGGTCACACGAAGGATGTCGCCAAGGTCGCAAACAAGGGCGACCTCGACAACATCCTCTTCCACAGCAATGTCGAGCTTGTCGAACTGGGAGCTGAAAACGATAGAAGCGTATGAAGATAACAAGGTTGTTGCCATGATACAAAGCTAAAAAAAGGTGGGCTGAAGATAAAAGACTAACCGACTCCATTCATGCTGTAGGTCGTGAAGTCATCCTGAGGGAATTTCTCACAGCCTATATAGACTGTGTCGAAAGCATCAGTACCATCGGTGCGATGCTCCAGAAGGTTCTCTTCTGATTCAGGATCCTTCTCGCATGACTTGTTTTTCTTGAATCCCAAAGATCCACGATACACTCCTGCTGCCTGAATGGCAAGCAGGAGATCATCGTTGTTCTGACGGTTAAAGAAAGGCATCAGCTGATTTCGGCCGGCGAAGCCTTGGTTAATCAATAGGTATTTCTCATTGTGTTTCATCGGCGCACCGAGATACACGTCGATGACTTCCCAGCCGTTTTGCTCGAAGCGTTCCTTAACGACATAATGGAAGTCGTGGTCGTTGACGGCGTAGTTGCTACCTAAGGCGGTAGCATCGTAATAGTACACCACTACCTTGCGCCTGTGGTGCATGTAGTAGGTGCAGAAGTCATCTATGCACTCGGGCATTTTGCGCTCGAACTTCGTGAAAAAACTCTTCAGGACATTCAGCCGCCTGCCTTTGGGCTGGCAAGCGACAATCCAGTTGATGTTTGCATTGTAATCCAATCCAATGCAGATTGGAAAGTCTGGGTTGCAATCACGGTCAGCACGGGAGTCAAGGGCATCGGGATCATAATCCCAGCCCAGAGAATCCAGATAGTCGAAGTCACTGTCAACATATTTGTGCTTCTCGCGCATACTGCTATAGAATCCGTCCTTCCTGATGCCAATGCGTTGGCACAGGATGGAGGTCTGGAAAGTCAGAGGTGTGAGATCTCGCTTCATCTGCTTGATGTAATTCTCACCAAGCAGCTGCAGGTTCTCGATACTGGAGTATTCCTTGTAATAGACAGCGACACTGCGGAGCTGGTTGAGGTGCTTGTCCATCTCCTTCAGCTTGTCGATGTACCATTTCGTGATGGGCTTGCCGGCACGCTTCATCTCTGACAGTTGGCGCTTGTAGGCCCAAATCTCATAAACAAGGCCTTTGATGGTGTCGATGAGCTCAGGATCCATCTTGTCCTTGTAATGAAGAAACCAAGATCCTTTCTTGGTCTGAGGCATATCGCTGAGGATCAAGATGGAATGATTGAAGCTGTGCATCCCGAAATGGGTCTTGATTCCACCATTGGCTGGAAGGGTTTCCTCTTTCAGCCTGTTGTAATCAATGAATTTCGCTTCATCAATGAGGAGCCAGGAAAGAGTGAGGGAGTTAGACATACCTGGTCTGTCTTGACTGATGATGATAGCGCAACTGCCATTATAGAAGGTGATGACATGCTCATAAGAGGCTGGCTCAATGATGGGGCGGCGAAATCCTCGAGGCGGCTGCTTGCCGATGACATAGTGGACATCTTTGATGTAGCCCCAGCGTTTGAAGGCGGCAAGCAGGCCGGGGATGGTATTGGTCAGACCATGCTTGTAAGTGGGTACAACAATGCCGCCTGTGCTGCCAACCATGCGCTGGATATTGCGGAGGACAAAGGGAGCGGCGATGCTGTCGGTCTTGCCGGTACGGCGGCCGGCGACAATCACGCTGATGTTGGCACCGATGAGCTGCGTCAAGCGCTGAGGGTCGTTGAAATATACAAGTTTCTCATTACTCATAATAGTTCAGCGGATTCATCTTTGGTAAACTTATCTTCCTCAATATCCACTTCCTCGTACTCGACATCTTCAATGTCGAGTGTCTCTTCCCTGTACTTGGCAATCAATTTCTGAATCTTTTCCTTGATATCAGGAATAGGTTTGATGCCAAGAACCGAGGGGTCAGAGGTGGCAGTGAAGGGCTGCACGACAATGAGGTCAAAGGGAAGGTCACGCTCCTCATCCAAGTCAATACGGTTGTACTTGGCGTAAGAGGTGGCGGCCTTCTCCATGGTCTTGAAGTCTTTCCTGGCTTTTGCCATCTGGTAGGTCTCGATGATCATCTCATTGTATCGCCAGCGATGGAAATCACGGGAGGCCTTGCCTATCATCGGGAGCAAGCTCTTGATGATGGCCAAGTCCTGATAAGCCATCACCTTCGAAATCTTGTACCTGCTGGTGCACTCCTCGATGAACTGCCTGTCCTTGGTCTCGGGATTGTTGATCATGTCATTATACATGTCCCTGATACGCAGAACTCGCTCAACAAGTAACGAGGAGTACTTGTTGTCAAGTTCGGATTTGTCAGTGAACAAATCGACACGGCAGACATCAAGGGTGTTGGGCTGTGGCATTATTCGTCGTCCTCCATGTCCATTAAGTTGTTAGAGGCATTCTGCAGGGCCAGAGGGGAGCCGACCATGGCCAAAGCCATCTCTTGCTGGTGCAGTTTCACCTTGCTGGAGGCTTTGCCTCGGTAATAGCGGTTGCTCACCTCTGTGTTGCGGTCTTTGATATCGGCACGCAACACATCGGCTGGAACGCCTAAGATAACAGCCATGTCGGAGATCTTGATATAGATAGAGGCGAACTTCTCAATTTGATCCAGTTGTTGCTCGGAATATGTCATGGAAGGGAACAGAGTGATAGGTGATAACATCCTGAATGTAGGCAAACATGGTGTCAAAGACATGTTGCTCGGTAGTGACCAAGGCACTCTCATAGCGATTGCCTCGGGTGAGGTTCTGACTGGTGATCACGGTGACAACAGCACCGTCCAAGGAGCGAAACAGAAGAGTCTTGCTGTGGTTGGAGGCAAGATATACCTTCTGCATCACCTCCTTCAAAAACACCCACAGTCGCAAGGTCTTCTGGGTGGCTTTCAGGTCGAGAATCAGAGTGAAGTCCTTGACTTCTTTCTTTTTCTCGATGAAGTAGAGGCGGCGCAGAAATTCCTCACTGATGGAGAAGGAGGTCTGCCAGATCTGACATGGGCCTATCTGAGCGATGACCCACTCAATCAAATCTGCCACCTGGATCTCATCGGAGAGATAGCACTGCACTGGCTTCTCTTCAAGAGGAAGCAGATATTTATCTATATCTACTCCTCTTTTCATTCGGCAGTGTAGCTATCGTAAAGCTTCCAGTTCTCGTGTATCTGCTTATCAATCTTGATAAGCTCTTTCAGAAAGGGATATCGCTCACTATCCGGACAGGGGACGTCGGATAGGCTCAGGGAGCGAAGCTTCAAATGGACTTCACGCAATCGCTGGGTAAGGCTCATGTTCTCTACATACAAAGCCTGTATCTCGTCGGGCAAGCTGTCATGGTCGGCACGCTTGCCCTTCTCGAAGGTCTTGGATGGAGGATCAACATGAGAAAGGTGCTTCTCAGTGATCTGCTCAACTTGTCTCGACATCTGCTCAACTTCAGCATGGGTGACATCGGCGAGCCGGAAGGATAAGTACTTGTTGAGATGATATCGGATGTGGTCTTTGTACTTGAGAGGGTCACGGCTGATGTTGTTAAACATGATGCGGTTGCCACTGAGCTGCAAGAGCATCTTGTTACCATCTGCCCAATGCTGCTCAGTGTCATCTGAAGATGAGAGGAAAGAGGATAGTTTGTCAGTGAATTCTTGCTTGTTCATATCTTGTTGTTTATTCCAGCGAAGAAGAGGGTGTTCTTGTTGTGTTCATGTAGAAGATCCTGCATCGCCCGAAGCGTGGAACCAGTGGTCACAAAGTCATCAATGACAATGACATTTTCGGTTTCAGGCAAGGTTCCAAGGTCGAAAACAGCGTTGATGCGCTGGCGACTCCTGGCGAAAGCCACATCTTCTACCATGGTGACGCCTATGCGGTCGGCAATGAGATAGGCAATACGGGTGGCGAAATTGTTCTCTGTATGCCGTCGCTTAGGCGAGGTGCAGATGCTCCAGCTCGTCTTATCGGCAGAGCCGATGACATCGAGGATGAAAGAGGACAGATGCTCGGCGAAAAAGCCTACCATATCTGGATCACTCTTGATGTCGGTCAGCGTCCTGCCGTATGGCGTTTTTTTCCAAATGCTATGAAAATAAACACCAGCTCGATGCTGCATCGAGATGTGGGTGGAGAAATCGCACCTGGCTTCAATGGAATTGTCCCAGGCTTTGCGCTGGTCATCGAAGATGCCCTGCTTCTGGCGGTGCTGCACTTCAACACCTACCTGAGAAAGCGTGTCGCTGATAGGCACTACTGGAACATCCTGAAGAATGTCCGAAAGGTCTATAGCGACACGCTCCATAAAAAAAACGGAAGGGATGTTAAGGATTGGCTGGACCGCACTGAATGGTGCCGTCCTCAGTCTCAAGCGTACCAACGTAGAAGGGAGCCGGGCATTGATCCGTGGCTTCAACAGAAATGGTGGTGGAGGTGGTGCCGGTAGGACCTTGGCCGAGGTCTTGGGCTACCGTCGAGACGGTCTCCCACTCCTCGCTTCCTACAACACGATACTTGCCCTTCATGTCCTGAACGACATAGACATTGTCGTTGTTGTTGATGTAAGCGGCGGCGGCGCTGGCTTCCTCGCCTACTCCAGGGTGAAGGGCTGTAAGCTTGTTGAGCTGTGTCTGAGAGGGGGCTTCGCCTTGTGCCTCGGAAGTCAACTGGCTCTTGCTGGGCAAGATGTCAATATACTTCCAGGTGGCATCAGCGGCGAGCGTGAAAGAGCCTTGATAAACAGAGGAGGTGATTCTTCCTTGGGCATCCTTGGGCAAGGTTGGCCAAGTCACAATCAATCCCTTGCTGATATAGTAGAGCCTACGGCGAAGGCCTGGACTCTCGGGAGTTCCCTGACACCATGCCAGAGACTTCTGAAAAATGTTGCAAGTATTTTCTGCCATAGGATAGAAAAGTTAAGCGGTGATCTTTGCTACCAACAGACGACGGCGGTCGATGCTCTCAAACTGCACGCCGAAGAACATGGTGGCAATGTAGTTCAGGACGAAAGCTTCAAATCGGGCAATCTCAACACTTTCCACATCACCCATCTGGTCAACACCTACAAGCATGTTGGCTTTCGGTGAAACCTGGAAATACGAACTGCCCTTCTTATTGGACAGGGGGCAGAGAATGAGGTTGCCCTCACTGCCTTCAACCACGGTCTGGTTGTACTTGTTGTAGAAGGGAACATTGCCATGAGTGAGAAGATAAGCCTCATTGTAGAAGTCAGCGAACTGACGGGAGCAATAAAGATAGCACTCCTGATCGCGGAGCTCGTCGGACATCGCGTAGAGAATGGTCTTCGCAATGTCCACAGCATTAGAGGCTGAAGGAGTTTCAATCTCAACAAGGTTGCCGAGGGCAGTGGTAATCTTGTTGTTGGCAATCTCGGTGGAGGTGATGGTGTCGAAGCCATTGAACAAGGTGGCACTGGTGTCGCCGTTGGCATCACGGACAGCGGAGAAAAGCACCTTATTCAGGTTCACGCCAAGGTTCTTGGCAACAAGCGCAAGGACATTCTTCGCGCTGGGAGTGAGCTTCTGGGCTTCGCCCTTAGTCGCTCCCTCACCAAGCAGGGTGCGGATGGCACTGTTGGGCTCGAACTTTGCGTTGACAGATCCAAAGAAAGTCTCCAGCTGACGGAAGTCGAGGTCAAGGTTGAGATCAGTAGTACGAGAGGGTTTGTAGGGTGCGAACTCTGCGTCAGCGTCCATGAATCCAACGGTCTCCTTATAGCGGATACCGGGGCGGACAGTCATGAACTGGGTGCTGGTCTGCAGAGCAATGACAGGAAGCATGAGAAGTTCCTTGCGGAATTTCTGAGCACAGGTCTGGAAATCTTGAAGGGTGTAACGAACGGTTCCCATTGCGATTAAGGTAATGAGTTGAACAATGTGGTGGCTGAGTTGACTGTCTCAACAAAATCTTCATCAATGGAAGGATCAAGCTTGGCATCGTCAACTACTTTGGTGGTTTTTTCAGCTGGCTTCTGGCTCAAGGAGGCGACTTGCGACTGAAGGTCGGTAATGGTCGCGTCTCTTGAGGATATCTGATTCTGCAAATCAGAAATGTCGCCAGCTTTCTTCGTCAAATCAGCCTCAATGGTGTCGAGCTGATCTTCTGTGAGCGTCGCTTTCTTGTCTTCAAGTTCTATGTCTTGAAGGCTAAGAAGGGCGCAGAGGGAGGTGAATACTTTTTTCATTGGCTTACGTGAGAATAATAGTTTGATATTTGAAGTCAGACGGTCTAAAAAACTTTGCTCGGAGGAAGCGAAAGTTGCAGGAACAGGGATATTGTTCTCGACAAGATCTTGAACAATCTGATTGGTGACAGGCACCTGCTTGTCGTCATCATAGGTCACAATCTCGTCAACAAAACCCCAGTCCTTGGCATCCTTGGCCGAAAGCCAGGCTCCTTCTTTCATCAAATCCAAAAGGTCGGACTGGGCTTTCTTGCAGTGCTGGGCGTACATGACGCTGATATTCTCGTCAATCTTGTCGAGATCATGGGCACTCTTCGACAAGTTCTTGATGTAGTCCCGAAGCTCATCTGAGTTCATGGTTCGCCAAGTCGTGACAGCAGTACTGGCTTTGTGGACAAGGTACATACCGAAATTGTCGATGGTGATGCGCTTTGCACCAAGGGAAGCGATGGTGGCAGCACTGGCGTTCATGCCGCTCAAATGGACATTGACATTGCCGTGCTCGTAGAACAAAGAGCAGATACGAAGGGCTGAAGCTACACTGCCACCAAGGCTGCTGATCAGAACGTTGACTTCCTTGTCAGCATTCTTGCCAAGGACATACTCAACGTAGCTCTCGTCGAAATCCCAGCCTCCGACGTAGCCGCTCAAACGGATATGATAAGATTTTCGTGCCATGCAAAAATGAATTTTGATGACACGAAAATAATAAGAAAGAAGAATGTACAAAAAGACATCAGAAGTTCAAAGGCTCACGAATAGAGAGGTATTCATCAACAGATGCGTCGCCTTTTCGCCGTCGTACGTAATTGGGACAATTACGGGTGAGCTTCACCGTATTAAATGAAGATGCGCCCAAAAGCCGGGGATAGTGGCATTGGAAATACCGGGCGAAGATGCTGGGCATCATCCAGAAGCAGGAACGGCAAGTAATCATAGGTTGTAATCCCGGTCTAATCGTTCAGTAGCTAAATGAATACCGTGCTCAACACAGCGACGACAGAGCTCACGGATCTCTTTCTCGATGTCCCGAAAGAATCCCTCGTCTATCATCGAAAGAATGTAGCTGTCACTCTCAGCGCACATCTGATAGCCGATGTCGTCGAAGTTGAGAGGATAGGTCTTGGGGGTTCTGGACTGCACCGTGGTATGAAGAAGGATAGTACCATCGAAGCGGATGAGCGACTTGACCCTCCCGAAAAAGGAGGGGTCACAGGTCTGATCAAAGGAATCATAGGAATGACAAGCATCGGCAATGTCATCAAACATATCGACAACCTGGTCGCCGACAAGCAAAGTGAAATTCTTACTCTCCATCGTCGCAAAGGGGGGCTAATTCAACAGTATAGGATTTGATCTCGCATTTCTCGACCATACGCATGAGAGTATAATGGTCGAAGTCGTCAGTCTTGAGGCTCTGGCTGGATCCGTCAAAATAGGAAAGTGTGATTAGGTACATCATGAGCGCAGGAGCTTTAAGGAGGTCAGAAGAAGAAGCAAGGAAGGTAGCCCGCAGAAAAGCGGAAGAAGAAAGAAAGCGAAAGCTGCGGAAAAAGCACCGAGCATTTCTTGGTTAGTCACTCGCTCATCGCAAAGGGCGGAGCAGATTTGGTTCTCAGACTTCAGCCAGGCATGAAAGCGGACAAGGTCAAACCGGATCGATGTGGATTTTTTCATTTTAGTTTGGCGTTTTAAGTTGTATGACAGAAAAACGGCTGCCAATATCCCGGTCGCCAAACTAATACCACATCGAAACATGATAACAGGATAAAGGAAGCCGTTAAGACGGAAGTTTCGACATGTATAGTTTGGCATTACAAAAGTAGAGCTTTTACATAACATAGCGAAAGGAATATATATGTTAAAGAACATAATTAGAAAATAGATTATTAAATCGGCACGAATTAACTTTGCAAATCAAATAAAAACAAGGCAATGAAAGAAACAATTAGCTACAATAGTGATGAGTTTTTCAACACCATAACAAATTCCAATCCATTCGAGGGAAAGAGAATTGAACTGCAAGGCACATACAAAAATGCAGGAGCGGACAGGTACAGAATGCCCATAGAACTTGACGGCTATCTGGACATGGAAAAAAGCAGGAGAATACCAATGAAGTTCGCGGAGTGGATAACGATAAAGGAAAGGCCTGTCAACATGGACATGGTCAAGTTCTGCGGTTACATCAAATACATCGATGACAAAGACGATGGAATCGACAACTACTACATCTTTTTCAATGTCACACATATCAGCGAAATCAGACATAGTCAACAGGCAGAAAAAATCATCAGAATAAAAAGTGAAATACAAAAGCCAGAAATCAAGTACATAAAGGAGAACATCAAGGGAAGAAGAAGGAATCTCAATGTGGCTGTAATCGCACCGTCCAAAGTCGCATACTATGATGTCATAGAAGGAATGAATGGCATCACAAGAGGAATGAACATAAAAATGTGCGTCAGCCCGGTATTCACAGCAGAGGAAATCATCAAGATCATCAGAGAACTGGAGGAAGCAGAAGTGGAAATCATGTGCATCGCAAGAGGGGGAGGTGCTGCATTCGGAGCACTGAACAATCATGAAGTGATTGAAGCAATAGCAAGAACGAAAACATACACCATAGGAGCAATAGGACATGCCATCGACCGCAATATATTTGATCTTGCGTTCGATGAGGAAGTAAGCACACCATCTCTTCTCGGAGTAAGGCTGAAAGAGATTCGGGATGAAGGGGCGGGTGCGGTGCGACCGCCCCTTCATCCCGATAATCAAGGATAGGTCATTTCTCATCTTCAGCCTTACTCATTAAGATCATCGAAGAGGTGTGGAAGGGTTGGATAGGCGGAAGTGATGGTACGGTTCATCAATTTCTCAACACGAGAGATCTCAGCATCCACCTCCTTCTCCAAGGCTCTGGACCTGGCAAGTTCGTCACTCGTGCGATACTTGAAGTATCGCTTCTGAGATTCACGCATAGCGCAAACCTTGTCGAAAAATTCTTTAGCGTTCATAAGTATAAATCAATCTTAAGTTCTACCCATTGTCCGGAATCATCTATAACAAAAAGATGGGGATGATGGCCTAATTTTTGAAGTTTTTTAAAATAATCGATAGCTTCAGTCCTGTCCGGGAATGAAACAATTACATCATAGCAATCGGTAGATAGCCTACAACGGAAGGAATTCATTTTTCCATAAAAAAACAGTGTTAATAAATATCAGCAAAAGATCCAGATTGACTACGGCGATAATGATCCAGGTCTTCATACTCGTCGCAGCCGGTAGCACGCTGCACCACATTGATCACGTCGAGCATGTCCTGCTGTGTGCCACCTTCGCCAGTTGTGTCGTCCAGTCGCTCTGCAAAGATGTCGCGGATGAAGACCATCTGATCCTCGTCGAAAGTGTCACGGGCTCGGATCCATCCGTCTTCAGCGTCGGAATCCTCAACCATGTTGTCAGCGGCAAGGTATTCGTCGAGCAGCTCGCGTGCTTTCATCAAATCACGCTTGGCCTCGTAAGTGTGTACGTTGCGCAAATTCTCAAGTGCAAGGAACAACCTGTTCTGTGCCTCACTCGCTTTTGTGTAATCGTGTGTGTATTGATCCATAATATTCCCTTTTTTTAGTTACAAAAATGCCTGTCTTTCCAGGCTGTCAAAGGACTTTCCCTTTCGTCATCCTACGGCCCTAAACATTGATGAGGAGGGGCTATGGGGTGCCTGTCTTTCCAGGCTGTCAGTGGAAGTTTCAGTAGCGCAGGCGAGCGGGTATCTATCCCGTCAGCAAGCACTGATTGTTTTAATTACTTAAATAAAATCCCAAAAAACATCAACACGGCGAGCAGCCATCCTGTGACTGTCCAAATAAAAAAGTTACGCCGTTGGCGTTCTGTTTTTTCTTTCACTTCCAAAATGGCATTCAGATGAAACATCTGCTCGCCAAAATTTGCTACAAACACTTCATCTACATAGCGTTTAACCTTAGTGGCTATCCGCTGACGCATTTCCTGCGGAATAGAGAACATCGTCTTTTCGTACTCGCCAGTTGGGTTGACGTTGTACTGCTTGCAAGACACGTCGAAACTGTAGATCG